TAGCTGCTATGGACATATTTATTTTTGCTTGGTCGCTTTTTTTCCAAGGATTTTTATTTGTTTCATTCATATGTCAAGTCTCCTTTGATTAAACAAATAAATTATAGCAAAAAAAAGAACCCCGGTCAAAAACCGGGGTTCCTAATGATATCAGTTTGATATCAAATTATTGCATCAGACAACAAAGTTAGCAATTGATAGCCTTGCATAGAACTTTGCGCCTTCTCTTAGCAATTTCTTGCCATATCTAGTAAGTATACCTTTTCTTGGGCAGAAGCTCTCTGGGTCTAGCACAGTTGGTGTTTGTGTTAGAGGAACATATGGGCAGTAGAAGTAACCGCTGTCCATATAGCTATCGCCCTTGTAACCCATTAGGATTTGGTTGGTTGGGAATAGTGGGTCTTTGTAGAGGCGGTAGCGGTTGGCTACGGTGCCTACATACTGGATGCCTAGGCTGCTGGTGAATGTCTCGCTAGGAGCGGGAGCAAAACCGGCTGTGGCTGTCTCGAAGATGGAGGCAACTTCGGGGCTTGTGACCAAGAAGTTAGCGCCACCACGGAGTGTCTTACGATGGATTACATTGGAGACCTCAACGATCTTCACATATAGGGCCTCGTACTTCTCCTTGATGGTATCGCCTAGGGCTGTAGCCAAGTCCCAAGCAGCGACAGTACCAGCGTTGTTACGCAAGTCTTGGATGACCTCACGGTCGATTTCCAAGTTGATTTCTTGGGCTAGAACGCCAGTTAGCTCGGCCTCTGCGTCGAGGTTGTGTTGGCTACGGAGGTCTTGTTGGGCCTCATAGCTCCATACAGCCTTGAGCTTACGGGTTTTGGCAGCGATCTCTTCGGATTCAATCACTAGATTGATCTCAGGAAGGTCTTGGTTGCACTCCATGTTGTACTCATAGGAGATGACAACATAGAGGTCGTTGGAGCCAGCTGTGGCGGTTTGGGCTAGAACGAGTTCACCTGTGGTGAGGTTCAAGCTGGAGCCGGTAGCGGTACACCAAGCGGTGGTGATGGTTGTGAAGTTGAACACGCCAGCGGAGCTTACGGTGAAGGTTTGGGCAGCAGCGCCGTTGTAATAGACGGTTCCGGTGACGGTTCCGGCTAGGACTGGGGTGTGCTCAAGGTTACCGAAGTTCATGCTGCTGGAAGCAACACGGGCTAGGGTGGCGGTTGACTCGTTTTGCACGAATTGGCTGGAGTAGAAGATGTCAAGGTTAGCATCACCGGAGGCTAGCTGTTGGAGTGAGTTGACATCGTCACCGGGGAAACCACCATTGTTGGAAGCTCCACGGATAGCGCCCTTGTTGGAGCTATAACGGAAGCGGAGGTAGTATACCAAGCCGGTTGGGCCAAGTAGTGGTTGAACGGAAACGATCTTGTTTGCGATCAACTGGGGATAGATACGACGAACAAGAGGAATAGAAATTCTCTTGAACTGAGCGACATCGCTAGTGTCTGTGGAAGTCTCATTGATCAAGCGTTGGTTCTCAAGAAGAACTGCTGTAGCAGAACGGACATAGGGGTCTTCGATGCCCTTGAGAATGCCAGTCTTTGACCAATTTGCTTCTACTTCTCTAGCTTCGTTTAGAAATCTTGCATTAGCGTTCATTGTTACCTCTTAAAAAGATGATTAATTCTTGGATTTCTTCACACCTGAAAGAACGAGCAAATCGTTAACTGCACCGTTTGAGTTATCGTTGAATTCAGCGATGACTTGTACATTTTCGGTGTCTACATGTCCTCTCCCGCTTGCGTTCTTTACTTTCAGAGTTCTTTCTTTCTGCTCTGTCAAGACTTTGGCTTTCTTGGCAGCAGCTGCCATTGGCTTAGCGGACTCTGTGATCACATTCTGGGAGACCCTGCGGACGGACTCGGTTAGACGGGTATTGTCTGTGCTAAGTCTGATGTTGCGGGCTTCCATGATGCGTAGTTGACCACGGAGTTCTTCGATAGCCTTACTGGCTTCTTCTAGCTTGGAGGCGGTTGCGAAGGATTTGTCTTCGTCGCTCAAGTAGTCGGATGTGATGTTAACGATCTTGTCGAGAGCAACCTTGTGCTCAAGGATACGGGGATCGTTGACCAAGTCTTTCTTGGCTTGCTCGTAGATTTCAGCGCCCTTGTATTGGAGGAATTGATCAACCTTCTCCACGATGTAGGCTTTCATCTCGGCTAGTTTTTGGTCGTACTCTTCGTAGAGATCGACTTCGACTTGGCTCTTGGTGCTACGCTCGGCTAGAAGCATTTGGTAGGCTTCTTCGTAGCCTTCCTCTAGTTGAGCGTCGAATTCTTGCTTTTGAACTTCGAGGCGGGTGCGAAGATCATTGATGATCTCGTAGGCTTCTTGGTATCCCTCGTAAGCTGTCTTCTCGGCAGAAGCGAGTTCACCTGAAAGCTGGGCATAGGCCTCTTCTAGGTTCTTGTTGTATTCCTTTTCCATTTCGTCTTTAGCGTTCTCGATCATCTCGCTGATGACGCTGGAAACTTCCTTAACTTCGTTCTCAGGAAGCATTTTCTTTAGTGATTCAAAAATCTTGTTTTCCATTAGCCTAACCTCGTTAATATGTTGCCAGTTTGTTCTTTTACAATTCCACCCAAGCAAGCAATTAATGCTTCTTTGTTTACTTTATGTATGCAGGAAGCTTCATTTTTTACAGGGTTTTTGTAATTTTCTTCGGGAATGTGCTCCTGACTTTCCCTAGTGCCGACAACTTTACGCTGGAAGGCAGCGTAAGTAGAGGGGTCGGCTACGACATCAAAGGTGATTAGTTTGTAGGACTCGCTAATAACCAAAACGCCGTTTTCATTCACTTTACCATTGCCAACGCCTCTTGAAGAAACGCCAACTCTGACACCATCATTAATTAGGGCTTTGAGAATCTTGCCATGGGGGGTATTAAGGATTTCACCTTCACCCATCATGACATTTCCTTCCCACCATAATTTTGTGATTACATGGGAGGCTTTCTCGAAGTGAATGATGGAGTCTTCGGGGTGGTCGAGTTCACCGACGAGACCTCTGGCTTTGATGCATTCATTCAATTTCTTGACATTCTCGTCTAGCACCTCGTAGGTGTAGACCCTGCGGTTTTTGTTTTCTTTATTGGCTTCTTGGAACTTGCCCCTGAACTTGGTGAGTCCCCTGTCGGAAGACTCATTCAAGTTCAGTTCGAGTCCACTATTTAAGCAGCAATCTATTAATAACATATTGGACATACTTTATCCTTTACTACTTGATAGTGGTGTAAATTCACTCGCTGCCCATGAGGAGCTTGAGTGAGTCTTGCATTGTCATTCCGTGGTCAGGGATGTAAGGATTCTTCAAGTTTGGCAGCACATCAGCGCCAGACATGGTTGTGTATTCCTTGTCATCCTCAACGCTCTTTTCACCCTTGATCTTGTAGTCCCCGGCCTTTGGCACATAGGGATTGCTGACATTGGGGAACACTTCTGAGCCCTTCATTGCTGTGTAGTAGTCCTCGACATTAGCGTGAACGCTCTTGCCATCGGATACTGGGCTGCTCTTGAAGGGGCCTGTGTGTGCGCCGGGGGAGCCGTTAACAGCAGCGTACTTGTGGATTGCGGGGTTGTCGCCTGTTAGGGAGACATGTGGCTTGGCAACATGCCAAGTCTCGCTGTCCATGTCGGCAGATTCGGCTAGGGTTTGCAGGTATAGAGCGGACTCTAGTGCAACACGCATGCTTGCGGGTTGTTTCTTGCTTAGGATGTCCTCTACATCAGCTAGCAGAGAAGCTGTCTCTGCGCTGGTTGCTGAATCTCCGCTTGTTTGGGCTGCACGATAGACCTCGGTCAGGCCACGATATAGATCGGAGAATACTTGCATGAATTTGCCTTCTTGAGCGTCGATCATGGGAAGCACCTTTTCTGAAAGATTGATAAAGTCGCTGTAGTCATCAACAACTGGGTTTCTTCCGGCAGCTTCGTAAATCTTGCAGACATTCTCTGAGAAAGCTCTGTGGGCTGTTCTGAGAATTCCGTCAGCTAGGAACTCACAGGTGTCGCTGTCGTAGTTGCTGGCTCCTGAAGTTTCAAGAGTCTCGTTGATTTTTGCTGTCAACTCGTCCTTGGTGAGGAAGAGTAGGTCAGGCCAAGCAGCTGCGACATTTTCGAAGCAGTTTTGTAGGCCTTCGTTGTCGCTTAGGGCATTGAATCTCTTTAGATCGTTGACTGCACGAATCCAAGTTGTTTCCATCTTGG